TGCGCAGCGCTGCGGAGGTGAATTGGCGCGCCGTCATCAAGAAAAAGGCGCTCAGTTGAGTATGGGCGCTCGACTTTTGGTGAGGCGATTGATTGATCGCCGCCGGGTGTCCTACGAATGAGCCTCCCGCCAAAGATCATGACTGCATTGAACGTCTACGACAGTGCGCTGCGCAACGCGGCCCGCAAAGACGTGATGGCGGAGCAACAGGAAATATTCGACCCCGCGAAGCTGCGCGCCTTAGAGCAAGCTTGGTATGACTGCAAGGCAAAGCGCGTTGAATTGGAAGCCGCGATTTTGGAGGCGCTGCGCGAATGACGATCGATTGGGATCGCGCGCCATCACCGCCGACCGAGACGCCTTTTCCGTCGCCGTCCCTGTCTGCGCTCGCCCGCGTCCCGCCGTCCGATCTCCTCAAGGCGTCGATCGTTCGCTATCGCTTCAATCGCGTCGCGTTTTTCAAAGAGGTGATGGGCGCGACCAAACTTGAGCCGTGGCAGGAGCGCGAGCTCAAGGCGCTTGATGGCGGCTGCCTGCGGCTCTCGGTCCGCTCCGGTCATGGCGTCGGCAAGACGATGTGGCTCGCCGGGATCATCCTGCATTTTCTGTTGACCAGCACGCCGTGCAAAGTGGCTGTCACCGCGCCATCGGCGACCCAGCTGTTCGACGCCCTGGCTGCCGAAGTGCGCATGTGGCTCAAGCGCATCGAAACCAATCAGCCGCTGTTCGCCGGCATTCTCGAGGCCCAAGCCGAGCGGGTGTTTCTGAAAGCTGCGCCTGAGCTCGGCTTTTGCACCTACCGCACCAGCCGCAAGGAAAGCCCTGAGGCGCTGCAAGGCATTCACGCTGACAACGTGCTGCTGATTGCCGACGAGGCGTCGGGCGTCGCGGAAACAGTCTTCGAAGCGGCATCGGGCTCGATGTCGACCAAGGGCGCCATCACGGTTCTGGCCGGCAACCCGACCCGCGCATCGGGATTTTTCTATCAGACCCACACCAAGCTTCGCAATTTCTGGCGGCCGGTGCGCGTCCAGGGTTTCGAGAGCTCGCGCGTCGATCCCCACTACATCGATGAGGAGAGGCTCTATGGAGAAACATCAAATCGCTACCGCGTTAGGGTTCTGGGCGAATTTCCGACTGGCGATGACGACACCCTTATTGCTCGTTCGCTCGTGGAAGCGGCGCAGAGACGAAGTATTACGCCGCCGCGAAATGAACCGGTTTATTGGGGCCTCGACGTTGCGCGATCGCTCAATCGCGACAAGAGCTCGCTGGCCAAGCGAAAAGGACCCGTCGTCCTCGAAAAAGTGAAGCGCTGGCAGTTCGACAACACCATGAAGCTGTGCGGCGTGGTGATGGCTGAGTATGACGGCACGCCTGAGAAAAATCGCCCGGAGGCGATCTTCGTCGACGTCATCGGCGTCGGCGGCGGCGTGGTCGATCGCCTGCGCGAGCTCGGCTTGCCGGTGGTCGGGATCAATGTCGGGGAGAGCTCTTCGATCTTGCAGCGCGCCAGCCGGCTACGCGATGAGCTTTGGCTCAACGCCCGTGACTGGTTCATGACCAACGTCGTTCAATTCCCCGCCGACGATCCCGACACCGTCGAGGAGCTTTGCTCCGTTCTCGTGGCCTACCAGTCGAACGGCAACGCCAAGGTCGAAAGCAAAGACGAGATGAAGGCGCGCGGCGTGCTCGACGGGCGCAGCCCCGACGGTGCGGACGCGGTCAATCTGACGTTCGCCCGGATCGGTGCCATCACGGCCGGCGCGCTGCAAGGCAACACCAGCAAGGGCGCACTCAAGCGGAAAGACACGGGGCGCGTATGAATGACAAAATTGACTACATCAGTGTGGACGAGTGCTACGTGAAATTGATGCTCAGCGTTCTCAAAGCGCTCGGTCTTAGTCCGCAAGAGGCGTATGTGGTGCTGCTCGGCGCTGCTCGATCGATCGCGGATGAGAATGGCGTGCCGCGAGACGCGCAGGTCAGGCAGTTTCTATCGGTCGAGCGAGTGAGGGAGAATTTGCAATGAGCAACGTCGAACGTGAATTCCCGCTGCCGCGGCAAATCGGCAATGGCGTCATGGGTAATGCGATGAGCGATTTCACCAAGCCGCAACAATCGCTGAGCGATTACGTCCCGGAGCGCCATCGCGACGCGATCGACAATGAGCCGCCCGCCCGCAAGGTGAACAACATCAAGGGGTGGCTGCGGCTGCTGACCCACCGCGAAATGAAGGAATTCGTCGAGGAGATTTTTCATGCGCATCAGGAGCTTTTTGGCGGGACTGATGGCGCCCCCCCGCCTACTTTCACCGCCTCCCAGCTTGCCGACATCTTTGATAAGATCGCGCACGGAGATTGAGCGCGATCGCCAGAATTTCCGCATCGTGCCCAAGGGCGGCGGCTATCACGAGCGTGACGCTACCAAGACGACGCTCGATCCGGCTCGTGCCCATGTCGACGTGACGACGCGGCGCGAGCGTTTTCGCGAGCTCATGCACGAACGTGAAATGGAAATCGATCTTGGGTTTGAACACCTGACACCAGCCGCTGAGGAGATCAAACGCAAACGAGGCTCGCTATGACAAATGAACGCTACACCGAAATGCCGTTTCGTTTGGCGCTGCGCCAAGAGGGAACGCTGTGGAACGCCTACCTTGCCGCGAGCGACAGCATGGACAACGCGGTGCTGCTTGGCTCGATCAAGCTGTCGGTGGTGAAAAAAAGCGAAGCGCGCAAACGCGAATTCATGGACTTGATGACGGCGGTGGTCGCCGATGCCGTCAAGGAAACCACCGGGCTCGATCCGCTGTTTGCTGAGCGTGGTGCACCCGAGAGCGAACGCGCCGGGAATGGCTGAGATCGCGCGGGCTGTCGTCTTGTTGGCGACGGTATATTTTGCTGGCTACGGTTTTGCGGCTTGGATCGCTGTACGATCAGGGTGGTTGTGCCAGTGACGCTTTGACATGCCGGGCGTGTTGAGATAATCTCAACTCAAAATTGCAACTCGTCCAGGGACTTGGCCATGGCTGAATTGGGCGTCGCTCCCGAAGAGCTTTTCGAAAAAACCGAGGACAAAAAGTCGGACGATAAGAAGCCGCGCAAGGCGGGCCGCCTTGGGCGCGCGATGAATGACGAGGAATTTCAGGGCCTCGTGTTTGATTGGGCGACCGACGCGCGGAACTACATCGACGAATTTCTCATGCTGAGCCGGCAGGAGGCGACCCAATACTACAAAGGCCATTTGCCTGACGTCGATCTCGGGTCCGCGCAGGAGGATCGTTCGCAGGCGGTGCTGAGCGAGGTGCGGGACACGGTGCTTGGGATCATGCCCGATCTCCTCCGCATTTTCTTTTCGTCTGATGGCGCCGTCGAGTTTCGCCCGGTGCCGTCGACCGATCCTGAGAAGTTTGCCCAGAACAAGGCTTATGCCACACAGGCCACCTGCTATTTCCGCGACGTGGTGCTCCGCATCGACAATCCCGAATTTTTCAGCACCTGTCACGACGTGTTTCAAGACGCGCTGGTGCGCAAGACTGGCTTTCTGCGCTGGCAATGGGAGAAGACTAAAAAGGCGGTGTTTTCGACCCATACCGGCCTGAGCGAAGAGCAAGCCCATGCGCTCGCCGCCGATGACGAGGTCGAAGTCGTCAGCGTGCGGACCTATGAGCTCGACATGCCGCCGCTGCCGCCGCAGCCGGCCTACGGTATGACGGCGCCGCCGCCCCCGCCACCGCCGCAGCCCCCTCCCGGGTCCGTGCCTCCCGGGGCTGGCGGGCCTCCTGGGATGCCCCCCGGCGCCCCTGCGGGGCCCGCTGGTGCGGCGCCGCCCGGACCCCCGCCAATGCCGCCCCCTGGCCCTCCCGACGCCTCTGGGGGCGTTCCCCCCGAAGTCTTGGCGTCGCTCGCAGGTAGCCAGTCGCTTTTGCCGGGTCTTGGCGGTCCGGGTCAGATGCTGGCGCCGCCCCCGCCGCCTAAATTCTATGACTTGCGCATCAAGCGGGTGAAAAAGACCGGCGCGCTCAAGGTGCGTGGCGTGCCCTGCGAGGCGATGATCGTCGCGCGTCGCGGGCAATCGGTCGACGAGACCACCCTCCTTGGCATGACCGAGGACAAGACGGTCGGGGATTTCATCGCTGAGGGGTGGGTCGATGATGCCGAAGAGCTTCGCGATTGCGATCGCGACACGTTGAATGACGGCGACAATTGGGAGACCATTTCGCGCCGTCCCGGGGAGAGCACCTCGCTCGGGATCGCCGACGATCCGCCATCTGATCCCAGCATGCGGATTGTCAAATATGGCGAGCTCTACGTCACCGCCGATCGCGATGGCGACGGCATTCCCGAATTGATCCGCGTCATCACCGCCGGCACTCAATACAAAATTCTCGATGAGGAAGCGGTCGACGAAATCCCGTTTGCGGCGCTGTGCCCCTACCCGGAAGCGTTCACGTTCTTTGGCGAGAGCGTCACTGACCTGACCAAAGACATTCAACGCATCAAGAGCCGGATTTTGCGCGATTGCCTCGACAGCCTTGCGCAGTCGGTGCAGCCGCAAATGGGCGTGGTCGAGGGGCAGGTGAACCTCGATGACGTGCTCAACAGCGACACCAGCAAGATCGTCCGCATGCGCCAAGCCGGCATGGTGCAGCCGATCGTGACCCCGTTTGTCGGCAAGGAAGCGCTCCCGGTTCTCGATTTCATGACGCAGGTTCGCGAAAACCGCACTGGCCAGTCTGATGCCAGCGCCGGACTAGACCCGGCTGTCTTACAGAGCTCGACGGCCAGTGCGGTTCACGCGACGCTGACCAAGGCGCAATCGCGCATCGAAATGGTGGCGCGCATCTTTGCCGAAACCGGCTTTACTCGGCTGTTTCGCGGCATGTTGCACGAGACCGTCAAAAACATGGATACGCCGCGGACCGTGTTGCTTTACGGCACGCCGGTAACGATCGATCCGCGGCAGTGGGACGTCGAAATGAGCGTTATGCCGCTGCCGATGTTCGGCAAGGGCTCGACGCAAGATCAACTCGGTTACCTGACCCAAATCCTGCAAAAGCAGGAACAGCTGTTGCAGGAGCTCGGCTTCGACAATCCGTTCGTCACGCCGGATCAGTATTCCTACACGCTGAAAAAGATCGTCGAGACCGCCGGCTGGCACAACGCGGCATGCTTTTTCAATGATCTCGAGCAAATGGATGCACAGACCAAGCAAGCAGCGTTGCAGAAATTGTCTCAGGCGATGGCTGCGAAGGCGCAAGCTGCGGGCGCTGGCAAGACGGGACCCGACCCTGCCATCGAGCAAGCCAAGCTTGCCAGCAACGAAAAAATCGAAGGCATGAAAATGCAGCTTGAGCAAATCAAGGCGCAGAACGACATGGCGCTTGAGGCGATGAAGATCAAAGCGCAGATGCAGCTGCAATTGTTGCAGATGCACATGGACCACCAGCAAGCGATCGATCAGGCAATGGTCGACCACCACTCCAATCAACTTAATTCGATGGTCGACGCGCATGTGACCCACCACGGCAACGTGATGGCGAACGCGGTCAAGCTGCAAGTCGCCAAGATGGCGAAGGCCAATGGAGCCGCCAATGACGCTCACTGACGCGGAATTTGCGCGGGTCAAGTTGCTCGCCAGCGCTGCGCGGGAGTTGCTCGACAGCGAAGGTTTTCGCGAGATCATAAAGGACCTCAAAAATGATGCCATTCGTAATTGGGGTGAAGCTCAATCTGCTGACAAGCGCGAGGATTGTTGGCGCGATTTGCAGGCGGTGGGTCGCCTTGAGAATTACTTGAAATCGCTGGGGCCGGCTTATCGCGCTGAGGTGGCGAAGATTGAGAATTTTGCGGCCGCGCAGCAGCGCATGGCCGTGCAACGGGAGGCAGCGAACCGTGGCTGATCCAACTGTCGGCGATGCAATCGATGCAGCGGCTTCACAGT